TGTTCTCAATGGACAACTAAGAAAAATAAAGTTCTTTATTTATATAACGGTGGTTTTCTGACAGGTGGTATTATTCGTGAATGGAGTAAAAAACCAATAGAACATAAAATAAATAAAGTTGAGGAATATAAAAAGATTCAAAGTGAAATTGATGAATTAAAGAAAAAACAACATTCATTATTTACTAAGTGACAGAGAATATAACAATGCAATTACAATTAAGGAAAGGAAAAACGTTCACATGTGAGTAAAGCTGCGCAGCTACTATCGGTGAACAAATTTGAAAAATACATATATTAAATCGCCTCTAAATTATGTCGGAGGCAAGTATAAACTGTTACCACAGATTATACCCCTTATACCAAAAGATATTAATACATTTGTAGATTTATTTGGTGGTGGATTTAATGTTGGGATTAACATTGAAGCAAAGCATTTGGTTTACAATGATATTTGTAAACAGGTGGTAGATTTATTGGAACATTTCTACAATAATGATTCTGAGTATATTCATAATATGATTTTAAAAACCATATCTGATTTTGGATTAAGCAGGTCTGATCTTAATGGTTATGAAGCATATGGATGTGAGTCAAGTAAAGGTCTTGGCGAATATAATAAACCTAAATACTTTGAATTAAGAAAAGCATACAACTCTAATCCTGATTGGATTAAATTCTATACACTTATAACGTGTTCGTTTAGTAATCAGATACGATTCAATTCTAAAGGTGAATTTAATATGCCTTATGGAAAACGTGATTATAATATTTCCCTACAAGAAAAACTAAAGACTTTTGTTGATGAAATGCATAAAAAAGACATTCAATTTTGGAATAAAGATTTTAGAGAATGTAATTTTCTTGCAGACGATTTTATATATGTTGATCCACCATATTACAACTCGGTTGCTACTTATAATGAAAATGGCGGTTGGTCAGAACAGGACGAGAGAGATTTGTTAAGTATGTTAGATGTTGTAGACAAGCATGGTAGATTTGCACTAAGCAACAATCTTAAATATAACAATCCTTTATTAGAAGATTGGAAAAATAAATATAACGTTCATTATCTTAATGGTGATTATAGCAACTGTAATTATCAGAAAAAGGATAAGAGTGCCGATTGTGAGGTATTAATCACAAATTATTAAAATCTCAATTTCTGAAATGCCCTAAAATCAAGGCTTTTAGAGGTTGAAAAAGCCATTGAAAACCACGTTTCATTCGGTCGTGAAAGTAGGTGAGAAATTGAAGAATATATTTTTAGAGGCTGCTATAAATTATGACAAAATGAGTGATTCAGAAAAGTCAGTAGCAAATGATAATATCAGAAAACAATTTGACAATATCATTCATGGCGATCCTCCGAAAACAGAACGAGAAAAAGAGATTGATAAACTTGCAAGAGAAGAATTAGAGGAGTATAGACGAAAGAAGAAAGCCTTTTATGCCAACCCCATTCATTGGGATAATAATAAACGTAGAAGACATGGACTTCCTGTATTAAGAGGCAGAGTTAATAAACACCGTTTGAAAGAATATCCAGGATTCCATCCGTCTGTACGATTATTTTGCATGATGGAGGATTTATTCGATGAGATACTGATTACAACTATGGAGGATGGTTTTAATTCTTTTGTAGAAGTAAAAGATTTGGCTGTTGGTGATGCAAATGTATTTAGAGTGAATGAATAGGAGAATAACAATATGGATTTATCACAAGAAGAAAGACAAAAATTTTTAGAATTAATAGACAAAGTAAGCCCTTGTGTTGCGATTTCTGAAAAAGAAAATCTCGAAAAATTTAAAGAATGGTTGGATAGTGATAGGTCAAAAAGAGTTACATTTGTTGAAACTTCAAAAACATTTAAAGATCAGGTTGGAGATGACAAGGTATTTATTATACCAACAAATGACGAAACTATAAAGCCAATAAGAGTAATATTTGAAGGAGAAGAACGATATGAACAAGCGACAGAAGAAGAAATTATTTAAGCAGACGCTTATTAAGGTTAGAAAATTGCATCCACAGAAAGGTGATGTGATTTGTTTACAACCAGATTTAGATTGGATTGATGCTGAAACTATGTGTCAGTTTATGAAAGTTTATTCGAATAATGATGTTTTTGGTAAATCGAAGTTAGCTTTTGTACCTGCTTATATTAAGCAGCTTAAACATAAAAAGGATGCTCAGATATATATTAACAAATTACAGAGTATTGTAGATCAGATGGAGGAATAAGTATATGATTTTATTTATTTTAATAGCCATTGGAATAGCATTATATACTATTTTTGCAGATGGTTGGCTAATTGATAGTATCAAAAATATTGAAGAAATAAACAAGGAAGTTAAAGAGAATATAGAGTATGGTAGAACAAACTATGACACATTTTCTTTGAGAAAATATAATGTGCACGACTATGGAAGCGTTCCAAAATATATTTTTCAGTGGTTCATACTCAATATTTTATTTAATGTAATTAATTTCATAATTGTCTTCATAATATCTGCGATTGTTGTTCTATGTTGTCCGAAAGCAGAATCTTATTATACATTCAATATTAATTCATTAAAAGACAATTTAGTTACAAGTGGAGAAATTCATGGCGGTGCTTTTTGTGTGAGAGGGGCTATTGACGGAGAGATTAGTTATTTCTTTTCAAGAACAACAGATAAAGGAGAAGTTATTGGACATATACCAGCAGATAAATCTTACATAAAATATGATGATAGTAAAAAGCCTTGTATTGAAGTTCATCAGGAAAATCATAAGATACCAGAAATTGTAGAAAAGCTATTATTTATAAAATGGTGTAATGATAAGAGTGTAGATTATTATGTAATTATTGCTCCTAATGGGACAATATCAACAACTGGAACATACGAGATAGATATGGAATGACAAGAAAGAAGCATTTCCTTTGGAAAGGAGAATAATTAAATGACAGAAAGATTTTCAATTACAAAATCAAATATTGACTTGAAGAAATTATTGTCGAAAATAGATGAATTTATAGTTATGAAAAGTGAATCGCCATATATATTTTTAAGTCAAAGTACGTTAGATGATTTAATTGCTATAGTTGGATATAGTTCAGATGGTCTTATGGGAAGTGAAAATGGACTCATGTGTGGTCGATTTAAAGGTAATAAAGTTTTTTGTGATAATACATTAAAATTCGGTGAGATTGAGCTGAGATAAAAGAATATATACATAGAAAATAGAAAGAGAGGATACATATGAGAGTATTACTTTTATTAAGAGGCTCTGCTGGTTGTGGAAAATCAACTTGGATTGAACAGAATGGATTAAAGCCATATGCATTATCAGCAGATGATATTAGATTACTGTGTCAGAGTCCAGTATTACAGCCTGATGGAACAGTAGGAATTAGTCAGAATAATGATAAAACCGTTTGGAAGACATTATTTAATTTGCTTGAAATTCGTATGCAGAAAGGCGAGTTTACAGTCATTGATGCTACAAATTCAAAAACATCTGAGATGAACAGATATAAGCAGATGTGTGAAACATACAGATATAGGATGTATTGTGTCGATTTTACAGATATTCCAATTGATGAAGTAAAGAAAAGGAATACCAATAGAGAGGAATTAAAGAGAGTCCCAGATGAGGCGATTGACAAAATGTATTCCCGTTTTAAGACTCAGAAAATTCCATCTGGTATTAAAGTAATTAAACCAAACGAGTTAGATTCAATTTGGATGAAGTTATTTGATTTATCTGAATATAAGAAAATTCATCATATCGGAGACGTTCATGGTTGTTATACAGCATTAAAGAAATATATTGATGACAATGGCGGTATCAAAGATGATGAATTTTACATCTTCTGTGGTGATTATGTAGATAGAGGCATTGAAAATGCTGATGTTATTAAGTATCTGATTTCTATTAAAGATAAGAAGAATATGCTTATGCTTGAAGGAAATCACGAAAGATGGCTTTGGTTATGGGCTAACGGTTGTATAGGTAAGTCTAAAGAATTTGAACTTGTAACAAAACCACAGTTAGAAGATGCGAAGATTGATAAAAAAGATGTTCGTCAGCTTTATAGAAAATTTGGACAGTGTGCTTATTATAAGTATGGAGAGAATATTTATTTAGTAACTCATGCAGGTTTAAGTGTGTTACCAGATAATCTTACATTCGTTGCAACAGATCAGATGATTCATGGAGTTGGTAATTACAATGATTTTGAAAAAATTGCAGAAACATTCACTAAAAAAATGCCATCAAATTACTATCAGATTCATGGTCATAGAAACACCAAACAAGTTCCAATTCGTGTGAATGATAGAGTATTTAATCTTGAAGGAAGAGTTGAATTTGGTGGAGATTTAAGATGTGTCCAACTTGATAAAGATGGTATGCACGAAGTAGAAGTTCATAATGAAGTATTCAAAACACCTGAAATGAGAGAAGAACAGAGTGTAACAAATAGTTCTGTTGCCGATGTAATAATTTCTTTAAGAGCAAATAGATATATCCAAGAAAAGAAGTTTGGTAACATCTCTTCTTTTAATTTTACAAGCAAAGCCTTCTACGACAAAATATGGGATGAGCAGACTACAAAAGCAAGAGGTTTGTACCTTGATACATTTAAGGGTAAAGTGGCAGCAAGGGCATATGACAAGTTTTTTAATATCAATGAGCGTCCCGAAACAAAATTTGATATGTTACAACATAAGCTACAGTTCCCTGTTACAGCGTATGTAAAAGAAAATGGTTATTTGGGAATTGTAAGTTATGACGAATATAATGATGATTTATTTATTGCAAGTAAATCTACTATTGACAGTCAGTTTGCACAATGGCTCAAAGAAGCTATTTACAATCAGATTATAGAAGAAAATAGAGAAAAAATGAAACAGTATGCGAAAGATAATAATGTGTCATTTGTATTTGAAAATGTTGATATGAAAAATGATCCGCATATTATTGAATATCCTGAAAGTAAGTTATATCTATTAGATATTGTTTATAATCAGATGGATTTTGCTAAATATGATTATGAAACTATGTGTGATATTGCTCATCAGTTTGGATTAACCCCAAAAGAAAAAGCATTTGAGATTGCTAACTGGCAAGATTTCTATGACTGGTATTACGACATTCTCGAAGAAGATTATGAATATAATGGTAGAAAAATTGAGGGATTTGTAATCGAGGATAGTGTTGGATATATGACAAAACTGAAGCTTACATATTATAACTTTTGGAAGTTTATGAGAGCAATTTCACATGAAGCTATTAGAAATGGATGCATTAAAAAGACCTCCGCATTAACAACTCCTATTGCAAATGAATATTACGCATGGGTTAGAAAGTTACATGACGTTGATGATATTGATTCCGTTCCAAAAGATATTTGTACACTGAGAAGATTGTTCTTCAAAGATAAATTAGGAGAATAATTATGTGTAATCGTTGTAATTATGACTCACCTGACAATCAGATATATATTGATCCACTGACGAATGAATATTATTTAGACATAGAAACATCAGAATGGGACGAATATGATGATGGCTTTGTTCATCAGCGAGAATATATTTCGTATTGTCCTTGGTGTGGCAGGGAATTAGGAGAATTGAATTGTAAGTAAAGGAGAATGTTATGGCGGTATTTAAAAATTTTAAAGATGATGAATTGATCGTAAGTTGCAAGTGTGGTTGTGATGAAGGTATTCACTTTAAGATTTATGATTACGAAGATGGTGATTGTGCTTTTTTGACCTATACGAATGGCAATTTTTATACTCAGCAAAGACCGTTCTTTGAAAAGTTGAAGAAAATTTGGGCGATTATTAGGAATAAGGATTTTTATTATTCTGATATTGTGTTGACAAAGGATGATTTCAAAGAATTTAAGGAATGGATTAATAGAAAGTAGAGTAATAAGAATTTCAGGTTTCTTTGGTAACAAAGAGAGAATATTAAAGTAAGGATAAAATCAATGATTTTTATGAACTAAGAAAAAATAAAAGAGGTGAACGATTAATGTCTTTAGTATATAAAAATGACACATATAACTATAATGGTGAATATGAAATGGGTTCATTAAATAAATTTGCACAAGTAGAAAGAAGATTGTCAGCAAAGAAACAAGCATTAGATGATATGAAGAATGAATATAATCTTATTGAACAACAGGCATTTCGCACTTATAAAGAGAATATTCAGTATATACTGCTTGATCAACCTTCTACGATTAAAACGTGTAGAGAATGGTTAAATATGTTATCAAAGAATCAGGATGCAGATGGTAACAAGCTTGATAAGAGAAAGAAATATAAAGAAAAGGAAACATATGATTGGTATATTGATTATATTAAAAAGCTTCTTGATATTGAGTATATGAATAACGTTAAATTCATTGATTATAATTTTGGTCAAGCTACTAATATCCAGTTTGAATATAAAGAGCATAATTGGTATTTAGAAATTCCTCATATTAAAGCTATCAAATTAGATGCATATAAGAATTATGGTGGCAGTGTATTTAAACTTGCGTTAGT